GTGGGTGGGGCCGCCCGGAACCTTAGTGATACCCTTGGCGCTGATGTGCCAAGCGTCGTTGGCATCATTGCCGATATCCAAGTACAGGTCGCCAAGCTTGCCACCAACGCGGATGTAGTCCTTGACCTTCTGACCAGACGAGCGCACCCAATGAGAGAAGTACACCTGGGCCGCAGAAGAGAGATCGCCATTTGGCAGGTGACCCGCCGTGTCAACGCAGAATGCGCTGAACCAGCCCCGGAAGTCGCAGTAGCCGGAAGGTGCGATGGACAGGGTGCGACGGACGCCGGCCTCAGTATAGTCGAGGAACAGGCGCCCGTCCTCAGTGGTCCACGGTGTCAACTGTAGCTTTGCGTCATTGAGGAGTTGGACGCGGTTGATCTTGTCGCTCATGGCTGCTCCTTGGCTAGGAGCCCACTATACGCAGAGCGGTGAGGGTTGTCAACAAACTTCGCTCACCTCGCTCACCCCGGCTCCTGCGGCCACTCCACCGACCACGGAAAGCCTTCCTGCACGCTGATGTCCCGCAGAGCCTGCCGGTACGCTGCCCACGCTGCCTTGCCCGCATCATCGAAGGGCGCGTCAGCCACCTGCGTCCAGTCGCACGCAGCCAGCTTGGCATTCCGTTCCGTCCTAACACGGGTAGCTTGCTCTTCGTCGAGGCGTGCCTTATACGCAGCTTCTTCGTCGGGGTCGGTGAAGATGGGGCCAAGCACATACTTAGTATACCACTTGTCACCAATCTGCTCGACGCCTTGACGCATGGAGTACTGGTAGACGGTAGCCCCGGTTGCCTGAGGGCCCTCGAAGATAACGTCATAGCCCCATGCCGCGTAATCGATAGTGGGCGGGAAAGAAGTGTTAGAGTGAAGCGCCCGGAACTGGGCGTCGGTGATGATGTGGCCGGTGGCCTGCTCTCGAAGTTCCATCATGTATTCCTTACGCAATTGCCAAGAAGATGTAGCTACCGCCGCTAGTATTGGCTAGATTGCCAACAGCGGCGCTAAGTTCGAAGCCGCTCGCAGCCGTGTCCACCCAGTCGGTGTTGGTGACCTCGGCGGCAGCGGGCGCGTTCCAGATCAGGTAGGGATCGTTGCCTGCAATGATACCACGGGCCGTATCCCAGCAAATCCAGTTACCTGTGCTATCGGTACGTTTGATGAGAACAAACCGCGCCCCGCCTGTGAATCCGCAGTTGACAGTCTGAGTTGCGCCTGTACCTGTGTAACTGCCAACTTTGCTGACGCCGGGACAGGAGGCGAAGAGGTAGGCCACATAGGTGCCGCCAGAGGCACTTAAACCTGTACCAACACTGAATACGGAAGAGGTTGGGGTGGTGTTATTAAAAAACGTGGAGCTTGTCAACCCGGTGCTGCTGTCGTCCAAATACAAAGCTTTTGTGGCGCCCGTTGAAGCCGTGTATACGGCCCAGTTTGTAACGCCGTTCCTGCGCTTGAAAACCATCAACTCGGGCACCACGCCCAAATTATGATTAAATGTTGCGGAGGCGGCTGTACCTGTGTAGCCCACTACGTCAAAGAAGCCAGGGGCGCGCCGGAAGTTCCAGAATACAGTGCTGGTACCGCTGAAATTGGTAGGCATCAAAAAGCCGGTGTTGTCCCAATTATAGGTATTGGTAGCGGAGGTTTCCGCCGCCGTACTGTTTGTGAGAAGTTGCTGCCCCTGTTCGATTGCGCCAGATATACGCACAGCACTAATGCCACGGAGTCGGTCGTAGGCTTGCCCCTTGTTAGTGGTGCCAGTTCGCAAACTGAAGATTTGCGCGTCCACGGGAAAATCAGTTGTCAGCTTGGTGCCGGTCGTCGCGCTCGAAGCAATCGGGGAGAAGACGCTGATGCCGGTCGTCGGGGTCCGCATCGGGCCGCGCCGGATGGCAATGTAAATGTAGGTAGAACCGTTGGCGTTATAACCCGCATTGTTCGTGCGGATTCGGAAACCCGTGGCCGTTGGCGCAGCAAATGCGCCGCTGTCGTCAAAGGCGTCAAGATTAGGATTTGCTTCAGCATCAATGCTGGCCAAGGAAAAGCCGCGCATGTTGTCGATGAGATTCCAGTCGCCCGTGCCTCCAGTAGCGCGCTTCACAAGGAGCCACTGGGGTTCCCAGTCCAGTGTGACAGCCGGGCCGGTTGTAGAGCCGTTACCAGTGTAGCTTCCACAACTAATCACATTGTCCGTGCCGGTTGCGCCGAAACCGCCCGCGTCGTGCGCGAACAGGTAGGCGACATAGGTAACGCCGTTAGCATTGACGGACGAGTCTGTGCCTAGACTAAACTCGCTCGTTGTTGGCGCCGTGCTGTTCCAGCGTGAGGCGCCCGTGGCTGCCGCTGCCGTGCTGTTTAATACCGCGTACTCCGTGGCGGCAAGACTGCGGTGGTACACCTGCCAGTCCGCAGCGCCACTTGTTGCCTTTACAACAATGCAGCCCGGCACAGATTGAAGGTTATGCCGAATGGTCCGATTCGTGCCATTGCCCGTGTAGGTCACAATGTCGAAGAAGCCCGGCTGTTCGCGAAACTGCCACGAGCCGTACTTGTTGCCTGACGTATTGACCTTGGCGAGCGTGCCTATAGTGAAGCCGTTGGACAGGAAACTGGTAACGCCTTCTGTCTGCGTCGTTTGGGCGTCCGTCCCATTTGTGAACAGATCTAGAGTGGCCCCGCGAGCAGTGTCGTAGAGGGCGTGGTTTGCTGCCGCGTTACGCTGCTTGATCCAGACGAGACCGCCTGCCGCGTCGACAGCAGTAGTTGACGTCGTGAATGTGGAGGTTGCCACACTGATAGAAGTGTAGGTAACTGTGGTGTTTGTAACACTCCTAGTTGACGTTACAGCCGGGACCGTGGAGGTGCCTAGTACCGCAGAGGTGTCAGCAAGGGACGCCGGGGCATACGCAAAAGAACCCGTGTTTACCGTGTAAATGGCTAGACCAGAACCATCCCCAGGAAGTTTGCTGAAAAAGGCATTAGTGCTGTTGTTGCTATCAGATTGACTAGTCAGCAGATAGACATTTCCGGTGGAATCTACTTGGACCCCGACTCCACCACTACTGGTAATGTTAGGAGAGGGGGCATATATTCTTTGCCACAAATTAACGGCGGTATTGTCGTACTTTGAAATATAAGGAACCTGCTCTCCCGAAATTTGGGTTGTTGCATAGATATAAAAATTTGAATTGCTGTCTACAACAATGTCAACGGGGCCTATGGTAGCACTCGCATTTGCAATTTGACGCCTGTATAGGAGCGTGCCTGTGCTAGTGTAGCGAGCATAGACTATGCTATTAGAGGTAGACCCTACGCCCAGGGCATGCACATCCCCATTGGGACCCACTGCGATATTTGTAAATCCGGTGCCGGTAGTGGCTAAAGTTGACACGCCCTGCCACTGCATTGTGCCCGAACTGTTATACTTGATAACACGATAGTTTCGTCCGGATGCAGGATTGAATGTCCCGGCCAAGTAAATGTCATTGCTGGAGTCAATCGCGACAGCATTAAAACGTTGTATGCCTGTTCCCGCGTGGGGAGTGTACGACTGCCCCCAAGTAAAGGTGCCGGAACTATTAAATTTCATTACGACTGCGCGGTTCGTACTGGCAACAGAGTCGAAATCATAGCCACAAGCAATAACATTGTTTCCACTGTCCACAGCTACATCAAGAAATACTTCTGAATTGCCCCAAGTAACGCGGCGTTCCCAAACAAAGTTACCGTTAGAATCAATCTTGGCAAGGAATGCTTCGTTGTCAAATAGATCGGGCGTAAATTGGCTGCCAACAACATAGACGTTATCGCCGCCCGGCTCGACTGCAATAGCAGTTGCTGTATTCGCAGTAGAACTGGTATCGCGGAAACGAATCCATTGAAAAACGCCGTTAGAATTATATTTAGCTACCGCATAAGAAGAAGCCGTAGTATCCCCTGCTGCGAAGTAATTGGAGCAAATGTAAAAATTTCCGGAGCTATCAACTGTCATATCAACTGTTTCAAGTTTAGTCCCAGTCGCGCCTCCGAGACTGGCTACCCAACCCGGAGACGTAGCGCCGCCAGCAAACCCTGTGGGAGCCGGAATAGCTTGCAGGATGCCAGTGCCGTCGTATAGTTGGGTGTTGAAGACGTCTTCAACGTAGACGGGACCTGCCGGGTTAGCAGCCGAAGAGGCAAGCAACGATTCGACGAGAAGCATTAGCGAGAATCCCTAATGGACTGGACGCCGCGCCAGTTGGTACCATTGTCGTCGGTAATAAATACCAACAAGTCTGTGCCGCCGGTTGTTAACGTGGGCGCAGTACCAAAGGGCCACTTCACATATGAGGGCCACGTCACAGTAAAGTTGCCACCATCGGTCAGTTCCAGAATGAGGCCTGCCGCAAGCGTGTTAGCAGGGGCGTTCGCAAATGCAAAAGTGGAACTTCCGCTGACCTGCGCCGAAAAGTAATTAGCCGAAGCCAGATCGAGGGTCGTCGTAGCCGACACATTTGCTAGCGATACCTTGGTCAGCGTATAGTTCGAGATGGCCGCCAGCGCATAGGCTTGCATCTGGGCTGCCGTGGCTTGGCGCGAAATGTAAGAGGAGACCGTTGTCGTGACCGAAGCCGACACCGTCGTCGTAACGGTAACCTCTGAAATTTCGAAGAGGTTTGTGGCCACCACCGCCGTTGCGGACGGCAAGCCACTAATTTTGTAAGTTGGCATGTTAGGTCCTCATCTATGTAAATTCTCGGTAGCTGATGCCGCCTGCACCGCCGCCGCCACCTGAAGTAGCATCTGTCGCAGGACTGCCAGCGCCGCCGCCACCTGCACCAATAAGCCACGCTTTGATGGAGTTGGTGTTTGCCGGAACCGTATACGATGTGCCACTTGTCAGAACGACAGTTGTGGTCCCGTTGAACTGCAACACAAGAACGCCGTCGCCGCCCCTGCCGCCAGCACGAATGGCCGTGTAACCAGAAGCACCGCCGCCACCACCACCCAGACTGCCTGCCCCGCCAGCACCACCATACCAGCCCGCGCCGCCGCCGCCAGCCCCGACGCCAGAACCTGCGCCACCGTTCTTCTCATTGATAGGGGTAGAGGCACTATTCGCGCCTGTGCCGCCCGTACCGAGAGCAAAGCCAGACCCGCTAAGTGCAGAACTCAGGCCATTGAAATCTACAGCAGAGGCGCCATTACTGCCGAAACCCACGCCGCTGGGATTGGTAACAGCATTGGAACCGTTGATGCCACCGCCGCCGCCACCTCCTCGGTCCCCGGAAACACCAAAGCCAGTGCCACCAGTAGCGTTTGCTGTACCACCCGAAGCCGTGCCGCCAGAGCCTGTCGTGTTATTGTTATATTGGCCCGCGCCGCCGCCATTTGCCGTAAGGGACACGCCGCTGTAGGAAAGCGTACTCGCGGTACCGGCACTACCGTTTGCCGCACCGGAGCCTCCGTTGCCGCCCGTACCAAGAGAATAACTAATGCTGCCCGAGAATCTAGCTCCGGTCCCCAGCAATAGTTGCATGATGGTCATTATGACAATCCAGCGCCAGATATCACAAAGACAACCGACGTAACGCACAGAACCGTACTAAGACCGCGTTGAGCCAGCGTGCGGTTGCCTGTCAAAGAAGTGCCCGCCAAG